TCAAGCTATTCCCTCGGCAGCGCGAGCTGATCGAGTGGCTGTATGAGAGGATGAAGACGCGCACGTCCGGCGTCGTGGAGAAGTCGCGCGACGCGGGGGTCTCGTGGTGCTGCGTGGCCTTCGCCACGTGGGTCTGGTTGTTCATGCCCAGCGCCGCGATCGGCTTCGGGAGCTACCGCCAGGACCTGGTGGATCTGCTCGGCGTGCCCGACGCGCTCCTGGAGAAGGCCAGGATCTTCCTCAGGAATCTGCCCGAGGAGTTTCGGCCGCCGGGTCTGCGCGTCGCCGACCACCTCGGACTCATGCGCCTGAAGAACCCCGTCAATGGAGCGACGATCCGCGGCGACGTGGGCGACAACATCGGGCGCGGCAAGAAGGCCACGATTTACTTCGTGGACGAGGCGGCGCATCTAGACCACCAGGAGGCGGTCGATGCATCCCTGGCGGCGACGTCCGACACCATCATCTACGCATCGACGCCGTTCGGCCAGGGCGCGTTCTTCCGGAAGTGCCGCGGGGGGCAGTACCCCGTCTTCCGGTTCCACTGGCGCAACGACCCCCGCAGGGGGGAAGAGTGGGCGGCGGAGAAGCGCGCGAAGACGGACCCGGTCATCTGGGCCCAAGAATATGACATCGACCACTCAGCCAGCATCGACAACGTCATCCTGGACCCGAAGTGGATCGAATCCTCCCGGCAGCTGCGCAAGGCGCTCACGGGCAAGATCACGACGGCCTGCGTCGCAGGGCTCGACGTCGGCGGGGGGAGGGCGCTGTCCGTCTTCGCCGCGCGCCAAGGCCCCCTGGTACATGACCTGGAGACGTGGCGGGAAGGCGACACCACCACCACGGCGCTTCGCGCCGTGCAGCTGGTCAAGAAGTACGGCGCGCGCGTGCTCAACTTCGATACGGTGGGCCTAGGCGAGGGCGTGGCCAGCACGCTGCGCCACCACACCTCGATCGAGATTCCCGCCCCGATTCCCCGCGCCGCGCCCTCGCGCGATCGCGCGGTCGAGAACGCGGTGAACATGGCGGCGTGGTCCCCGGAAGATAAGAAGATAGCTGCGATGAAGGGCGGCCCTACCGTCATCCGCGTCATCGTCCAGGGCGTGAACGTGGGAGTTCCCGCGTCCACGCACATGATCTGGGAGACGGGACAGACGAGCCGCGAGCGGTTCACGAACCTCAAGGCGGAGCTATGGTGGATCATGCGGGAACGCCTGCAGCGGACGCACGAGCACTGGCTCCACATGACCGAGCAGGACGGCGGGAAACATCACCCCCTGGAGGATCTCCTTCTCCTGCCAGACGATGACGACCTGGCGGTCGAGTTGTCTGGACCCACCTGGAGCCTGAAAGCCGGTGGGAAGTTGTCGGTAGAATCAAAGGAAAGCCTCGCGGCGCGCGGCGTGAAGAGCCCTGATCGCGCGGAGGCACTCAGTCTCACCTTCGTACCAGAGGCCCCCATCATGCGCGTCGAGACGATCGCGGGGGCATACTAGGTGGCGAACACGGACATTTCGCTTCGGTCCAATGACTACTTGGTCCGGCTTCCACAGTGGAGCCGCGTCCGCGATGTCATGGAGGGCGAGGATCGTATCAAGGAGCGCGGCTCCCTGTACCTGCCCGAACCCGACGCGATGAACCCGGTGCAGTACCGGCGATACAAGACGCGCGCCAACTTCTACGGCGTGGCGGAGCGCACGGTCCGGGGTCTGGTCGGTCTGGTCTTCCGGATCGAGCCTACCTTCGATCTACCGCCGGTCCTGAGCCCTCTGCTCAACTCCGCGACCCCGACCGGGATGCCGCTGAGCACCCTGACGGCCGACGTCCTGCGCGACGTCGTGAGCCTCGGGCGTTACGGCGTCCTGGTCGATATGCCGCGCAGCCCCTCCCTGATCGGCAGCGCCGTACCCTACCTGGCGCCCTACACGGCCGAGAACATCTGGCGCTGGGAGGAGAGCTTCGATCCGGTGTCGGGCGTCCGTAAACTGACCCGCGTGGTGGTGCGCGAAGACGCGATCGTCGAGAGAGACCTTGAGAAGACCTACCTGCGGGAACTGTTCCTGGATCCGTCCAGCGGAAACTACACGCAACAGTTCTGGGTCGAGGTCAATGACGAAACCGCCACATCCGTTCGGCTCAGCGACGGCGAAGTTCTAGCGAACGGATCGTTCGACAAGGTAGGGCCCCCCATCGTACCCGTCGTGTCCGGGCAACCTCTGAAGAAGATCCCGTTCTTTTTCCTGAACACGTTCAACCTTCAGCCCAAGACCGACCGCCCGCCGATGCTCGACCTGGCCAGCGTGAACGTGGCACACTACCGCAACTCGGCGGACCTGGAGCACGCGCTCTACCTGACGTCGCAGCCGACGCCGGTCATCACGGGCTGGACCACGTCGAGCGACAAGCCGGCGGCGATCGGTTCGGGGACTATCTGGTTCCTGCCCACGGGAACCGACGCGAAGTACCTGGAATTCGAGGGCAAAGGGGTCGGCGCCCTCCGCCAGGCGATGCAGGACAAGGAGAGCCGCATGGCGGCTCTCGGCGCGCGCATGATCCGCGACCTGGACAGGTCGAACGTCACGGCCGAGGCCACGCGGATGCAGATGACCGCGGAGACTTCGGTTCTCGTGTCGGCTGTCGGGAACGTCGAGCGCGGCATGGAGGCCGCTTTGCGCATGGCGGCCGAGTGGGCTGGAGCAGATCCTGACGAGGTCGATGTATCCCTGAACCACGACCTGGTCGACGCATCGCTGTCTTCTCTGGATCTGAACGCGCTCGTCCAGGCATGGATGGCCGGCGCCATCTCGGGCCCGACGCTCCACGCGAATCTCCAACGGGGCGAGATCATCGACCCGAAGAAGTCCTACGAGGACGAGCAGGCCGAGATCGAGGAGCAGGCGCCCGACGCACCGTTACCAAGTCCACCTGATGATCAGGTCGCAACGCCTGAAAGCTAGGTCGTGGCGGTAAACGACACGGTCCTCGACTTCACTGTCGCCCGACAGATCGACCTGATTCGCGCTGCCGCCGGCGAGGCGGATGCGATCCAGCGCGGGGTGTTCGACCCCGCGGACGAGCGCTTGGAACGCCTGCTGCTCCAGGCCGAGGGCGGTGATCCGAGCCTCACGGTGGACTCGATCATCGCGGCCCAGGCGGCCCTGGTGGCCGCGCGCTGGAGCGCCTACTCCGCCGAGCTGGTGCAGGATGAGGTCGAGGCCCAGACCGGGCTCCTGACCCGGATCCTCGCGCCCTTGGGCGTGGGGGTCGCGACAGGCTCAGTTGCGGCGGCCCTCGCGCGCACGCGCGCGAGACCCGCGGACGGGGCGACCCCGGCCGAGTGGCTGGCCCAGGCGAACCGCGGCGATCGCGAGCGCGCGGTCCGCGCGACGCGCGCGGGCGTGGCGGCCGGCGACTCCGGGCGCGAGCTGTCCCGGGCCGTGGTCGGCTCGGCCTCGCTCGGGCGGAAGGACGGCATCCGAGAAGTCTCCCGGCGCTCGATCCAGACCGCGCTCCAGACGCTCACGACCCACGCGGCGGCGCAGTCCAGCGCGGCCGTCTGGGAGGCGAACGCCACCATCGTCAAGTCCGTTCGGTGGGTCTCCACCCTGGACGGTCGGACCAGCCCGATCTGCTGGACGCTCGACGGCACCATCTTCCCGATCCGGCAGGGCATCCGCCCTCCAGCGCACCCGCACTGCCGGAGCGTGGTCATGCCCATCATCCCGCGCCTGGAGGCCATCGCCGGCGCGCCCGGGCGCGACGTGCTCCCGGCCACGGTGGTGGACCGATTCGACGGGCAACCGCCGCGGGTCCTGCGGTACGAGGAGTGGCTCCGGGGCCGCTCGGCCAAGTTCCAGCGCGAAGTCCTCGGGCCGTCGCGCTTCAAGCTCTGGAGCGAAGGGGGCATCAGCCTGGAGCGGTTCGTCAACGACCGCGGCCAACTGCTGACCCTCAACCAGCTCCGCACCAAGCTCCCGGCCATCTTCGAAGAAGTCGGGCTGTAGTTTCGCTCTCCGTGCTTCGGCGCGGGGGGCACACGATTCCGCGCCCTGAACGGTTCCGGGCGCTGACGACATGGGGGCCGTGCCCCCGCAATGGTCCAGGAGGACATAGAGATGCCAGGAGAGAACGACAACAAGACCGTGGACCTGAACGCCCCCGAGATCCTGGCGGCGATCAAGGCTGCGGTCGAGGAGAGTGAGAAGGGCCTGAAGGCCAACCGCGACTCGGTCCTCGAAGAGAAGCGCGCCCTCAAGGCGCAGTTCGATTCGATGAATGAGCAGTGGAAGGGCATGGATCCCGTCATGGTTCGACAGCTGCTGAAGCGGATGGAGAACGACGAGGAGACCAAGCTCATCGCCGAAGGCAAGATGGACCAGGTAATCCAGAAACGCACCGACGCGCTGCGGAAGGACGCCGACACCCAGGTGCAGGCGGCCATCAAGCGCGCGACGGATCTGGAGGGAGTGGTCAAGGAGAAGGACTCCAAGATCGCCGAGCTGGTCATCGACTCCGAGGTGCGCCAAGCCGCGATGGCGGCGAAGGTTCACCCGTCGTCCGTCTCTGACATCACCCTGCGCGCGCGAGGGATCTTCCGGCTCACGGAGCACTACGAGCTGGAGGCGCGCGGCAAGGATGGCACCAAGGCGATCAGCAAGGACGGGAAGTCATCGCTGTCGCCCGCCGAGTGGATCGACTCCATGAAGAAGGAGGCGCCCCACTGGTGGCCCGCGAGCGCGGGCGGAGGTGCCGGCGGCGGCACCAGTTCCGGAGGTACCGGACCAGACGTCGACAAACTGAGCCCGCGCGGCAAACTGCTGGCGGGCATGAGGGGCAACGCCCGCTAAGGCGCGGCGATTCCCACGGAGTAGAAACACATGGCTCTGACACTGCTTGAGGCCGCAAAGGGGGAGGGCGATCTCTTCACCCGCGGCGTCATCGAAACTTTCACGGAGAACCAGCGGTTCACCCAGCTCATCCCGTACCGGGACATCCTGGGCAGCGCTGACGGCATCTTCCAGGAGGAGGTCCTTCCTGGGGCTGACTCTCGCGCGGTGAACCAGGCGTTCGTACCGAGCGAGGGCAAGCTGGCCGAGATCATCCAGTCGCTGAAGATCTATGGCGGCGACATCGGGATCGATCCGTTCATCCTGGCCACCAAGGGCGAGGCGCAAGCCGGTCGCCAGGTCGCGATGAAGATCAAGGCGATCTCGGACAAGTGGACCCTGGACATGATCAAGGGCGACGCGGGCGCACAGCCGCGCGACTTCGACGGGCTCCAGAATCGTCTGGCCGTCGGCTCGTTCAACGTGGTCGAGGCCGGCGCCACCAACGGTGGCGATCCGCTCGCGCTCACGCTTCTGGACGAGGCGATCATGCGCTGCCACAATCCGCTGTACCTGCTGATGGGCCGCCAGATGGCGGTCCGCATGACGCAGGCAGGGCGGACCAGCACCATCTCGGGCACGCTGACTGAGGCGCGCAACGAGTTCGGGGGCCGGGTCTTCTTCTACAACGGGCTGGAGGTCGTGGTCATCACGACCAATTCCAACGCCGACACCATCCTCGGGTTCACCGAGGTGGGCGCAGGTGGTGCGACGGCGACGGCGTCGTCGATCTACATCTGCGGCGTCGGTGACGATGGCATCGAGGGGATCCAGAACGGCGGCTTCCGCGTTCGGGGTCTCGGTGAGGCCAACGACACGCCCCGCGAGGACACCCGGGTGGAGTGGTACAACAACTTCCACATCAACCACCCGCGCTCCGTGATCCGCGTCCGCGGCATCTCGAACGCGGCGTACATCAGCTAGCCCGCTGGGCCGCCCCTCGGTTGGGGCGACCCACTTGCTTCATTCTCAGAAGGAGGACATTGAATGTCCCTGCAGATGCAGCGCAGCCAGCACAGCTTTGTGCTTGACGCGCTTACCCAGCTCAAGGATGCCGGCGCGGTCACCACGTCGGCGGCCGATCAGGTCGGGGGCAGCGCTCGGGTCCTGGACCTGAACGCTTACACCGAGGGTTTCCTGGTCGTCGACATCTCGGCGATGGACTTCACCACGGGCGATGAGACCTACGTGCTCATCTTCCAGCTGTCCAGCTCGGCGACGTTCGCATCGGACGTCCACAACAAGGCGGCCGTCGCTTTCGGTCTCGCCGGCGGCCTCGCGTCCTCGGGCGCGACGAACGACGCGGCCATCACGACCGCGGCGCGCAAGCGCACGGTGGTGCAGGTCGACAACGAGCATCTGGGAACGGTCTACCGTTACGCCCGGACGTTCCATGTCGTGGCCGGCACGACTCCGTCCATCGACTACGTGGCGTTCCTGACGACCCACTTGGTCACTCGGCGGCGGGGCCTTTCGGGGCCCCGCCGTCACTCTCTCCCACCCCCAGAGTCCAGGAGGACTTTCCCCATGGCTGCACGTGTGACTTTGATCTCAACCGACGGTGCCAAGCGCCTCGACCTGTACGCGGTGGACGCGAAGGAACTGTTGTCGGCGGACCCGACCGGTTGGAAGATCCTCGACCTCATGTCCGTGAGCACTCCCGCCACGGCGCCTCAGGCTCCGGCTGCGATCGAGGACTTCGAGCCGAAGCTGGACGCGACCAAAGTGCGAAAGCTCTCCTGAACCTACTTTGCCCCGCTCGCGCGGTGGAGGCTGACGAGTGGCCAACAGTTTCATCGGGCTGCCGACCGATGGCGCCGGGAAGAAGCTCGACACCGAGCAACTGACGGTAGGCGCCAACACGGTCGAGCGCGAGCGGATGCAGATCGTCGGGGCGACGGCCACGGAGATCGCCCGGGTCGACGACACCGACCCGCTCGGCACCGACTTCGCGCTCCTGGTTCGCCCGGCCGCGGCGATCCTGCCGCACACGGACTACACGTTCAGCTCTGCCCTGGCGGCCGGCGCTTCGGCGACCTTGGACTCCAACGTGGTTCCGTCCGGCAAGACCGGGAAGCTTCTCCAGCTGGTCGTGTCGTCCAGCGCCGCGGCCGTGTGGGTCGTCAAGTCCCGCGACGGCGGCGTGGAGAGCATCCGCGCCACGTTGTACACCAGTGGCGTGACGGGCGGCCGCCCCACGATCTTCTGGCGCGCCTCGCACAAGGACGCCATCACCCGCACCGGCGACGGTGTGGACACAACCTTCCGCGTCACGGTGACGAACCTGGACGCAAAACTGCCCGCAGATGTTCATGTGACGTTCGAATGGGACGAAGTGCCGAGCTAGCGCGCCTTCGCACATCGACTTTCTTCCAGAACCGCTCCACGCGGCGCATTCTTGCAAAACCCATACCAAGATAGGAACCCCCCATGTCCGACGTCCGCCAAACGCACCTGAGCCCCGACGACCTCCGCAACTTCCTGATGCGCCGCCAGGCCGTCGAGCAGGCGGCCATCGCCTCCGCGATGATGCAGGCCGGGTTCAAGGCATGGGCCGAGGAGATTCGGGCGCGCTATGAGATCCCGGGTCTGTTCGACGTCGACATCGTGACCGGCGAGATCCGCGACCGTGGCTGACATCACCGCCCGGGGGAAGCCGGTCGATGCGCGCCAGACGGAGATCAACCGCCGGCGGATGCAGCACCAGATCAACGCGCTCCAGGTGACGATCGACAAGTACGAGATCGACATCCTGGAGGCTGAGCAGAATATCGGGCGGACCCGGGAATCCATCCAGGCTACGACCGATCGGATCAATGAGATGCAGCGTGAGCTGCAGAAACTTGGGGGGGAGTAATCTGTGGCTGACGTGAGAAGCTATTTCGTTCCGTTCGATCTTGATTCCGGAGGCGGCACCGAGTACGTCATCGGCGTCAACCTGCGCCTGACCGCCTCGGGCGGCTCGATCGAGGCCCTGGGTCAGAAGGCGATGGCTTCGTCCATCCCCGTGACCATGGCGTCCGATCAGTCCGCGATCGTCGTGGACTCGGAGCTGCCGGCGGCGGCTGCGCTCACGGACAACTTCGCGAACCCGACGGCCCCTGCGGTCGGTGCGTTCGGCATGCTCTGGGACGGCGCGACCTGGGATCGTTTCCCCGGTACGTCGGCGGACGGCGCCACCGTCAACCTGGGCGCGAACAACGACGTCACGGTCACCAGCGGTGCGATCACCGCAGACACCGAGCTGCCCGCAGCGGCCGCCCTGGCCGACAACACCGCGAACCCGACGGTTCCGGGCGTTGGCGCCTTCGGTCTGGTGTGGGACGGCGCGACCTGGGACAGAACCCCCGGCAATTCGGCCGATGGGTCCCTGGTCAATCTGGGCACGAACAACGACGTGACCGTTACCAGCGGGACGATCGACGTCCTCGGCACTACCGCGTCCGACGCGGCACTGACCTCGGACCCGGTCACCATCGGCGGCCGCGCCAGTACCGCGACCCCCACCGCGGTGAGCACGGACGGCGACGTCGTGAACCTGTGGCTGGATCTCCGAGGCGCGGCGAAGACCGTGATGGTCGACGACGCGGGCGACTCCGCGATGGACGGAGCGAACAATGCGCTTCGCGTGAACGTGGTTGCCGGCTCGGGCGGCGGCGTCACCCATACGGATGACGCGGCGTTCACTGCAGCCGTCGATGACGGCGTCCCGATGTTCGCGAAATTCGACAACGCCGCGATCGACTCGGTCGACGAGGACGACGCGGGTATCCTGCGCATGAGCGCGAACCGGAACCTGTTCATCAACATCCGGGACAACGCAGGCAACGAGCGCGGGGCCACTGTCAACGCCTCGAACCAGCTCGACGTGGCGGTCGGGAACACGGTCACCGTGGACTCCGAGCTGCCGGCGGCGGCAGCCCTGGCCGACGCGACGGCGAACCCGACGGTGCCCGGAGTTGGCGGGTTTCTGATGGGTTTCAACGGGACCACCTGGGACCGCGTCCGGACGGCGAATACCGGCCGGCTGCAGGTCGACGTGGTGACGGGCGGCGGCTCCGATACGCCGACGAACCCGGTCACGAACACCCAGACGAGCACGGCCGTCGCCGCGGGCGCCACCGCGAACGTGGACAGCGCCGAAGCAGCCTCGAAGAAGCTGGCGTGGATCGACGTCTGGTCGAGTGTCGCCTGGAAGGGCGAGATCTTCACGGTCGACAACGGCTCGGAGTCGACGCGCAAGGGGATCACCGGTGGGCCCCCGATGGAGGCAACCTTCTGGAAGCCCAGCCACCGCAACTACATCACCCTGGGCGCCACGGCTGGCACGGACGCTTTCCGGCTGAAGTTCACGAACCTGGACGATACGAACGCGGCCGACGCGCACGTCATTTTCCATTATGAGGACTGATACTTAGGTGCAAGAGTTGCACTCTCACGAGATCGCCTGGGCTGCCGGCTTCGTGGACGGAGAGGGCTCCGTCCACGTGGCCCGGCACTCTACGGCAAACTCCTACCATCTTCGCCTCCAGGTCGGCCAGAAGGGCCGGGAGCCCCTGGATCGGCGGATCCTACCCACCCCTCTACCGCTGGACCTGCTCGGGCGAAGCTGCGGCGGCCGCCCTGGCCGCGATGCTGCCTTACCTGTGCGTGAAGCGCGAGCATGCGCGCCTGGCTGCGCTGTTCACGGTGAACCGCGAGGATCGGGCTCGCGCCCGCTGGTATCAACTGTGCATCCGGGCCGCTACGGCGCGGCGCAATGAACATCCCCACTGGCAGCATGCCCCGAGGAATCCCTAGATGGCTGACGTACGAGTAGGCGCTGGCGAGGTCACAGGCAACGTCGCACATGACGCTGCGGACGCGGGCAACCCGCTCAAAGTCGGATTCAAGGCGCTGGCGCACGGAGCTGCTCCGACGGCCGTGGCGGCCGACGATCGCACCGACTGGTTCGCGAATCGTCACGGCGTTCCGTGGGTCATCGGCGGCCACCCGAAAGTCGAGCGCTTGACCCAGAAGAACACTGCGGCTCAGACGGATCAGGTGTTGAAGACCGTGGCCGCGGGAGAGAAGTTCGTCGTCACACAGATCAGCGCCTTCTGCGACAAGGCCAACACGGTCGACGTGCAGGTCCTGATCGAGTTCGACGACACTGCGGACGTGAAGATCACGGAGCACCCGGGCATCGCGGCGGGGTCCGGGTTCATCGAAGGCAACGGGGCGGGCATCCTCGCGATCGGCGCCGACGGGCAGGATCTTCTCCTGACCAACGAGGTCCCAACCACCGGCTCGGTGACAGTCCACGTCTCGGGCTACATCGTCCCGAGCTAGGAGAGATAGATGGCGATCAACCTGACAGCGTTGAAGACCGAGCTGATCACCGATCCGAACGGATACGGCTACATTGCCGGAACCTTCACCGAGGCCGCGGGCGAAAGAAACGCAGCTCTCCTGAATGAGCCGCGCGCTGGGATCTCTGTCGGCCGCAACGTGATTTCGGCGAGGGAGATCATCGACGCAACCGTGCCAAGTGAATGGACCTCGCTGACTGCGGACGAGAAGCTGCGGTACCAGACCTTGACCGGGGTGGGGGAAGTCAACGTCCAAAGCACGAACGTGCGGGATGTCTTCCTTGCGATGTTCGCGGGGGGAACCCAGACGCGCGCGAACCTCGTCGCCCTGCAGAACCGAGTTGGGAGCCGCGCCGAGCAGCTCTTCGGGCAATCCGTCAACTTCAGGGACGTGCTGAACGCCCTCATGGGGAGCTAGTATGGCCTGGGGTACCGAGCAGAGCGACACGCAGCAGACCGCGATCAACAACACGACCGAGGAATTCGGGGGCACCATCACCCTGCTCCCGGGTGAGTTGCTATCAGGGTACGTCCTGGCGGACAACGAGCATGCTTCGACCGTCACGGACGCTCTCCGGATCAGTTTCTACATCAGCACGGACGACGGCACCACCTGGAGCGAGGAGCCGATCCTGCGGTTCACGTATTTGCCGCCGACCGTCTCAGTCAATCGAGTCCCGGTCAGCGTCTCGGGGCACAAGACGATCCGCATCGGGTACCTGAGCACCGGGGCCACCAACACCTACACGGCGCAGCTCAAGTACAAGCTGGACGGTGTGAGTCTCTAGGTGTTTCTCCGACCCGGCCCCACCTCCAGACTGAAGCCCGCCCGACGTAATGTCGTCAAGTCGGACTGGTCTTCTGCTCAGGCGGAGTTCGCCCGGGGCCTCTCGGGCTATCTTCCCCTCACGGAAGGAAGCAACCCGGCCTACGTGCGAGACAATCACACGGGGGTGGTCCTCACCGCGGCCGGCACCGGCGGGTCCTGGGAATACGGCCGCAACGGTGTAGCTCTCCGCAACAATGAGGGGGCCGGCGACACCAGGGATTGGGCCTGGAACAACGCCGACCTGACTGGTTGGAAAGGCGCTACCGAGATCACCGTACTGGCAGCCTGGGAACGGATGGGCCTCGGCGATCTCAGCTTTGGAATCCTGACCGGATTCTCCGGATCGGGGACGATCGCGACGTCGGCCGACCGTTATCTTGCGATGCGTCTCGACGGCTCAAGTCAGTACTTCATGTCCCTCTGGTCGACCACGACCGGCCGCATCGATAACTTCGCCGATACCGTTCCTCCAGCTACGGGTCGGTTCCTGTGGGCGCTGCGCTGGCGTGCGGGCGAAGCCTTCGAGTTTCGGGCTTACGACCTGAACATCGGGAACCGGATCTACACGACGACGGGCACCTCCGCGAATGTAGGAGCCCTCGACAACTCGCGGGCGGGGTCGCACCAGAGTCTATACCTGGGCACCAATGATCGACAGGGAGCAAATACCTACCCCGACGCCCGGTATGAGACGGTGCAGATCTACCATCGAAAGTTGGAATGGAGCCAGATCGAGCTGCTCGTCAGGGATCCGTACCTCCTGGCCCGGATGGGCCGGAAGAAGAAGACACAGCTTCCCCCGCTCGATGTCCGCTACGGCGTTGGCGAAGTGTTCGGCAATGTCGCTCACGACGCGGCGGACTCCGGCAACCCGCTGAAGCTGGGCGTCAGAGCCTTCGCCCACGGAGCGGCTCCGACGGCCGTGGCCGCCGATGAACGCACCGACTGGCTCGCGAACCGCCACGGCATCCCGTTCGTGATGGGCGGGCACCCGAAGGTTGAGCGCTTGACCCAGAAGAACACCGCCGCCCAGACGGACCAGGTCCTGAAGACCGTCGCCGCGGGCGAGAAGTTCGTGGTCACCCAGATCAGCGCCTTCTGCGATCGGGCCAACACGGTCGACGTCCAAGTGCTGATCGAGTTCGATGACACCTCCGACGTCCGCGTGTTCGAGAATCCCGGCATCGCGGCGGGCATGGGCGCAGTTGAAGGCGACGGCAGTGGAATCCTGGCGATCGGCGGAGACGGGCAGGACCTCCTCCTGACCAATGAAGTCCCCACCACCGGTTCGGTAACCGTCCATGTCTCAGGCTACATCGTCCCGAGCTAGGAAGAAGACTCCCATGCCTCTGAAGACCTGGAACGACAAGGCGACGTTCGATGCGGCCTACCTCTTGCGCCTGGACGACGGAAGCATCGCGCGTTACCAACGAGACGGTCTGTTCAGCCAGACGGATCCTCGGCACGACTACGTCACGCCCGAGTGGTCGCGCATCCTGGCGCATTTCGCCTGGCCGACCTCGGTCAACCTCCTGGTCCTAGGCTGCGGATTCGGCTGGTCGGTGGAGTACCTGCGCGCGCAAGGATACACGAACGCATGGGGCTCCGACCCATCTACCTACATCCAGGCTGAAAAGGCGAACACCGACAGCCGCGGCAAGGTCAACTCGACGGACCCGACGCGGGTGCGATCCGAGGACCCCGTGAACGAGCGCGCGAACCTGCTCAAGAATACGATCGGGCAGAATGCGCGCTGGAACGTGATCGTAACGGAGAGGCTCCTGTCGAGCCTGACGGACACGGAGATCATCACCTACGCGGCGCTGCTGCGGGCGACGAATTTCCTGGAGACCGGAGGGCGGATCGTGCATATTGAGACGCCTACCCCCCGCCGAAACGTGGATTCGACCATGAATTGGAAGACTCTGGCTGAGTGGAAGACGCTTCTGCCTTTGGACTCGATCGTGCGAAGCGGCGGCGCCGAGATCCTGGAGTAACAGCGCATGGCTGTCATAACCATCACAACTGCGGCGAGCGGCGCTACTGGAGTTAGACCTTGTCTGTCTAGCGCCGGGAGGGTCTACTGGGTTGGACGGGACACGAACGCTCTTCGTGTATACAAAGCCCCGTCAGACCCGTTCTCAGCGGGATGGACCGAGCAGGATACAGCCAATCGGCCTGTTGACACAGCCAATGCCCCACGACCTTGGGTATACCAAGTCGGGGATACACTGCACATCGTCTCCCAGGCGGCAGTGACAGGAGATGTAAAATACCACACCTTCGTTATGTCTTCCGACACTTGGGGAATAACGAATGAGTCAGTGACCACCGTCCCAGGAAGCGACGTCCAGTCCGGCCAGCCATCGGTTCATGTTCGTTCCGACGGAGATGTGATTTGTCTTTATCCGGGAGCCACTGAAATTGTTCACAGCGTCGTGTACGATCGGGTCAGCTATGCCCGTCGTGAATCAGGCACATGGACCGCCGACATAGCCCTGGATGGAGCAGGTGCCGATCACTGGCACGCAGGGTCTGCTGTCCCTGGATCATCTGACCGAACGCATTTCTTCTTTGTGAACAATGACGTAAATGACATCTATCAACGAACCTTGACTTCGGCTAATTCCCTGCAGACGTTGGGATCGGCATTTGATACGACTGCCCATAGTGATGCTTACGTCTATCCCGGAGGAATTTCCTACGATGATGGGGGGACTCAGCGCGTCAGAGGTCTGTACATCGACAACGGTGCTGTACTTGCTCGCGCGGAACTAGATAGCTCAGACACTCCTACGGCTACTGGAAATCCGATCACAACGCAGTTCGTGCTTCAAGGGCTACACGCTGTCGCTGACGTCGCCGTTGACGGTACGAACGTGTACTCCATCTATGGAGAAGCGGGTACCGGAAACATCTTCTACGACCTCAATGATGGAACAGACGTCGAGTTGGACATCAGCACGGAAAACGGCGCAAGATGCGCCTGTAATATATATACCCGCGGCACTGACGTCGTGCTCGGTGTTGTGTTCTCGTCAGGCACTGGTGCTGACGATCCCTTCTACACGGAATTGTTCATTCGCTCCACTGCAACAACTGCCCTGCAAGACATCATCGGCCTCGGCGTCGTGCCGTTTCCAAGGTAGCCATGGCAACCGCAGCGATCAAGGCTCACTGGATGGCGGGGTGGGTATCCTCCTTCGCCCAGGCGATCATTCGCGCGGGGCACATCATGCGTGTGGTCATTGAAGAACGATTCGTCCGCGGCGGCTTGAAGCTGCGGTCGGCGAAGAAACTGTAAGGAGACCTCTTGGCGAACGCGATCTACCCGAAGTACAAGGAGCAGGCCATGGGGGCCGGCCTGAACCTGACGTCGCTCGACGTCAAGGTGGTCCTGGTCGACCTGGCCGACTACACCTACTCCGCGGCCCACGAGTTCCTCTCGGACGTTCCCGCGGCGGCGCGCGTAGCGACCAGCCCGAACCTGGCCAGCAAGACCGTCACGAGCGGCGTGTTCGACGCGGCCGACGTGACGTTCGCGACCGTCACGGGCGATGTATCTGAGGCTCTCATCATCTACCAGGACACGGGCGTGGCGGCCACGTCGCGCCTGATCATTTTCCTGGACACGGGGATCGTCAACATCCCGATCACGCCAGCCGGCGTCGACATCCCCATCGTCTGGGACAACGGCGCCAACAAGATCTTCGTGCTCTGATGCTGTACGCCCCGAAGTCGGGCCTTGCCCAGATCGAGGAGAACGTCACCGCCGCTGCGTCGACCGAGCCCGGTACGATCATCACGGCGGCGGGATCCGCGCACACGAAAGGTGCGTTTTCCGCCGGGCAACTGATCGCGGCGACGGCGGCCGAGTCCTTCGGCATCACGATCTTCCTGTCCAACGTGGGCACCACGGCAACCACGAACACGCGCTCCCTCGTGGACATCGGCGTGGGCGCCTCGGGGTCCGAGTCCGTCTTGATCCCCAACTTGATGTGCGGCCAGGCGGGTGCGTGGAACAGCGCGTCCTCATGCGCGGTCTCCTACACCTTCCCGATCTACATTGCCGCTGGGACGCGCCTGTCGGCGCGCTCCCAGTCGCTCGCTGCCTCAGACACCGTCAACGTGACAGTGTTCCTGCACCAGTACCGGATCGGGCTCGACGGATGGGTGGGCAGTCAGGTGACCGCTTACGGGCCGGACACGGCGACCTCCTCGGGCATCTCGCACACGCCCGGGAACGCCGCCTACGCCACCACGACGCAGCTCACCGCGTCCTCTGCCGCGGCGGTTCGCTACCTCCAGGTCGGGATCGACCTGCTCACCGACACGTCGGGATCGACGCTGCGCGGGCTACTGCGCATCGCCGCGGGCAGCTCCACCAACTACGTGGCGTCTGACCTGCCGTTCCGCGAGAGCACCACCTTGGAATTCATCGACAACACGCACGCGAACCTAGTGCTCTCTCGCATGGGGTTCGACTTTCCTATCGGTTCGTACCTCGGCGTCGGCGCGCAGCAGAGCGCGGCCGGCGAGGCGCGCGGCTGGGCATTGTACGGGGTGGACTGATGGCGATTTCTGAGTTGTACTCCGGCACCGAGGCTGTCTCCACGACGGAGTGGTCCCTGGTGACCGACACGTCCTACGATACAGGGGATGCATCTACGGTTGACGGAGTGTTCCAGGCGTTCCTGGACGTGTCAGACATGGTCGTCGGCGACATCCTCCAGGTCCGCATCTACGAGAAGTGCCGCTCCGGGGACACCCAGCGCGTGGCGTTCGAGGCGATCCTGCGGGACGTGCAGAGCCAGCCGATCTTCGTCACGCCATCCCTGATCCTGATGCACGGGTGGGACGTGACATGTGACGCCCTGGTAGGCACGATCACCGTTCTTTGGTCCGTTCGCCAGGTCGCTTAGACCATGTCCTGGGCATTTCAGCCGCTCCTGCCTGCAGCGGCGGCGATCCCCCCGTCCTTGCAGCCCTCGGGCTACGCGGACCCGGACGCCTTCGGCGCCCCCGCCCTGACCGTGATCCTGGCGCCCACGGGCCACGCGGATGGAGACGCCTTCGGCGCCCCAACGCTGACCGTGATCCTGGCGCCCTCGGGCCACGCGGACCCGGACGCATTCGGCGCCCCGTCGCTGCTCAGGGTCCTGGCGCCCTCGGGCCACGCAGACCCGGACGCCTTCGGCGCCCCGGCCCTGGTCCGGATCCTGGCGCCCTCGGGCCACGCGGACCCGGACGCCTTCGGCGCCCCGGCGCTGCTCCGGGTCTTGGCGCCCTCGGGCCACGCGGATGGGGACGCCTTCGGCGCCCCGGCGCTGCTCCGGGTCCTGGCGCCTTCAGGCCACGCGGACCCCGATGCCTTCGGCGCCCTGGCACTGCTCCGAGTCCTGGCGCCCACGGGCCACGCGGATCCGGACGCCTTCGGTTCACCCACGCTGGGGGCGGGTATAGAGGCAGTGGTCATCGCGATCGGGACGCTACGCCGTAGCGTGACGGAGTCCGCCGGCCAAATCGGAGGAGTTTTCTAGATGGCGCTCGGCACCCGCTTCGACTTCGACATCCACCGCGGCGACTCTCGTCTGATCACCTTTCAGGTCGTCGACGAGTTCGATGTCCCGGTGAACATCACAGGCACGACCGCGACGTGGATCATCTCTGAGCTGGACACTGACGCACCCAATCACGTGCCGGCGCCCGTCCCCGGCTCGACCTTCGTCACCAAGACCGTTGGAACAGGCATCACTATCACCGCGCCCACGACCGGGAATGGTCAGATCGCCCTGGCTAGCGCGGATACCACGGGAGCGTACGCGCCGGTGAACTACTACCACGAGATGCAAATGGTCCTGGGCGGGGAGACGACCACCGTCATGTTCGGGATCCTCGGGCTGAAGCGCGACATCATCGCGCCAGGACCATAGCATGGCATTTCTCGTAGAGGACGGCACGGGGCTCGCGGGTGCGACGTCCTACACCACCCTGATCTTTGCCGACAGCTACCACGCAGACCGCGGCAACGGCGCCTGGTCGGGAGCCGCTTCTGTCAAGCAGCGCGCCCTGATCAAGGCGACCGACTACCTGGAGCGCCGCTACGAGTGGCGCGGGCTGCGCGCGACGGAGACCCAGGCGCTCAAGTGGCCGCGGGTCGCCGTACTGGACATGGAGCTGACTCCGGTCGCGTCCGACTCCGTGCCCGCGGAGATCCAGAAGGCCGTGGCCGAGCTGGCTCTCCTGGCCCTGACCGAGGACCTGGAGCCTGTCGGTGGCGGGACCACCGCGGTGACCTCGCGCTCCAAGCGCGCGGGGCCCTTCTCGATCACCGAGGCTCCCTCGAACACCATCACCGTTTTCCACAAGGCCGCGAACCTCGTCTTGCGCCTGCGCGCAGGCGACTCGCTGCTCCGGAGCTGACCTGTGGCTGATCTGTTCCCTTACGAGCTGGTGAACGTCATCGACTTGCGCGTCGAGCGCATGGGCAGCCAGACCGACTTCGGCGCCGAGTCCGGCACGCGCACCGTGGTCATGCAAGATCAGCGGGCGATCGTGGCCCGCAGCCAGGACAAGATCAAGGTCTTCAGTGGCGAGAGCCTGCGCCTGGCGGCGGACATCTACCTACCGCCCGACGCCGCCGTCGTCCTGCGGGGCGATCGGGCCATCTGGTCCGACTTCAACGGGTCCGTGAACGAGGAGGAGATCGTAGAGATCACTCCTTGGGCCTTCGGCCCCGACGACCTGTTCGGCGTTCGCCTGCGGGTCGGCCAGCGCGAGACCGCGACGCTGTCGGTGTTCTAGTGGCCGTTCAGGGCGTGTCGGCGCTGCGGCGTCGGTTGAGTCGGATCCGCGGCGCCGTAGATCGAGTGGTCCGGGTGAAGATGGACGACCTGGCCATCGAGCTGCTGGGCCGGTCCGTGGCCGTGGCGCCCGAGCTGACGCGAGATCTGATCAAGTCCGCGGTCATCACGAAGGACGATCGCGCCGGCCAGACGCGGCGGATCGTCAGCTACGACACGCACTACGCAGTCGTGCAGCACGAGGATTTCTCTCTGGGCATCGGCCCGATCACCGCCCGCAAGGCGGGGACCATAGATGGTGCCGCGGGCCGTAAGTACCTGGAGCGCCCCTTCAACAACATGAAGCGGGGCATCGTTCTAGCGCTCGGCGCCATCCCCGAAGATACCGCCCGGAGGACCTGATGAGCGAGGACGCGACGCGCGCGCTGCGCGAGGTGGGCCAGCGGCTCACCGCGATCGAGAACAACCTGGCCCTCCTGATCCGCGCCTTGATCGACGGTCCTGCCCCCGAAACGCCCCGCGCACCCGACGCGCCCGCGTGCCGCGTCTGCCACGACCGCGCGAAGAACTGCCCAGCCTGCGGGGGTAAGTAGGCCGTGCCGCTGCTGGTCAAGGCCGTGGCCGACGCGCTCCAGGCTGAGGGGTTCACCGACGGCGCTTCATCCCCGGTCTACTTCGTCGGCTTCGAGCGTGCCACGCCCGACTTCGCCGTGACCGTGATCCCCGAGGCGGGCTCGCCTCCGCAGCGGAGCCTGGGGAACTTCCCCGGCTTCTCGGTCGTGGTCCGACATCCCGACGGCACCAAGGCCAACGAGGTCCTGGCCGACATCTTCCGGTTCCTGCAGGACCGCGGCGCGGGCTCAGGGTCCGCCCGGTTCTCGGGTCTCCCCATTGCGCGCATCTTCGCCTCCGCGGGCGTCGTCCAGCTCGGATTCGATCTGGACGGCGGTCAGGGGCGATGGCGCGTCTCGCAGACTTTCCAGGCGATCGTTCGCCAGACCTGATGTTCCCGGGGCCGCCGGGATCGAGCGCGGCCAACCTTCCACCTGTCAAGGAGTAACTGATGCCCGCCAATCCGCGGCCTACTGATCTGATCACGCCCGACAACCTGCTAATCGGCATGCCCTACGTCGAGTTCGCCGTGCTTCAGAGCGGCGTCCTCCAACCGTTCCGCAGCCTCGGCATCATCGACAGCGCCGAGCTGGCCAAGGAGCTGGACACCCTGGCTCTTGAGTCGAGCCAGTCCGGCACGCGCGTCACCGTGCGCGAGCTGATCACCCGCATCGACCCCACCGTCGCGGTGGGGATCTTCAACCTGAACGCCGACAGCCTGCAGTACGTGCTCGGCTCCTCGTCGAAGACCGCGGTCACCGCGTCCGCCACCGAAGCGGTGTCGAATGAGCCGCATGACCTGACGACCGACACGCTCGACTTCATCGACCTGGCCAACAGCGCCCTGAACGCGGGCGTCTCGGCCTCCCCCGATGCGATCGACGACGAGGCTGTGGGCACCGGCGACGGTCTCCTGGGCGATGTGCAGGGTGACTTCACCCTGGACTACAAGGTGCGCGCCATCACGGACGTGACCTCAGTCACCACGACCAACCCGACCACGGGCGTGGTCACCGTGTGGACCGTCATCGCAGACGGCGCTGCGGCGGCGGGCAACGAGGTCGAGGTCATCGTCGGCCTCGGGTCGACTTCGGGCAGTCTCCAGTTCTTCGTGGCGGCCGTCGCGACCGCGGTCCCGACCGGCCACACGATCCTGGCGGACTACGAACCGAGCTGGGGCCTCTCGCAGCCGTACAGCCTGTTGGAGGATATCCAGTCGGCTCAGGCGGACGACGGCGGCGTGTTCACGGACGAGACCGTGGACTCGAACGACGTCGGCGCGGCCGACGTCACCCTGACGCCGGCGGTGCCCGTGGCAGGCGACGCCTTCTACGTCGGCATGTCGGAGCCCTTCGACCTGGTTGAGTTCGTCATCTCGACCGCGGCCGTCGGCAGCGTGAACGCCTATGAATACTGGAACGGCTCGGCATGGGTAGCCCTCACCGGCGTCTCCGACGAGACCTCCAACTTCACGGCGGCGGCAGGTGACCGCACCCTGACGTTCGATGTGCCGCCCAGCTGGGCACGGAACACCGTCAACGCGATCGGCCCGTACTACCATATCCGGGCGCGCGTGACCACGGCGGGCGCGTCGGGCGCGACGGCGTCCGAGGTGAACGTCGGCGGCCAGGCCGAGATGGTGGTCGACCGCAAGCTGGGCAAGGTCCGGTTCCGGCATGAGACCACGAAGGCCACGTCGCTGAACAAGCTACTGGCCGGCCAGCCGGTCGAGGTGACCTACACCTACAACCGCAAGGCGCACACCACGATCCAGCCGTTCACGCAGACGTCCTTCCTGGGCGCCGCGCGCATCCGGCACCTGGCGGACGTGGGCATCAACCTGGTCTGGGACGTGCCCAGCGCGCAGATCCTCCTGGACGACACCTCGTTCGAGTGGTCGGCCGAGGAGTTCACGGTCGGCACGCTGACCCTGAAGATCCTGGACGCGGGCGGCACGGCACGCTTCGGCACCATCCAGGTGTTCAGCGAGACCCAGGCCAACGTCTAGCCCCTGACAACCTGACACCCCACCGGGGGGCGCGGGGGGGGGCGCGCGGGGGGCGGTTGTTTTTAAAGTG